TGATTTCCTTGGGAACACCGACTCGCATGCGAACTCTCCTGAAAGGGGCTGCCACGCAAATAGCGCCGAAAAGCCGAGAGAGGTTCGCAAGTTTTTTGACAGGAGCGACCCCTGGCAGGATATGATTGCGTGATTATATTCCATTGAGAGAAAAATGCTCGACCATCTCGATCGCAAGATCCTCAAACAGCTCGTCGTAAATTCGGACCTGACAAGTGCGGAACTCGGCGAGGCGGTAGGCCTGTCGGGAAGTGCTGCGCATCGCCGCGTCGGCAGCTTGCGCGACCGGGGGCTGATCGCCGGGTTTCGCGCGGTGCTATCGCATGAGGCGCGGGGGCATCCGGCGGTGGTCATGGTCAACGTCACGCTCCGCGATCAGCGGCAGGAGACGATGGCGGCATTCGAGGCAGAGATTTCGGAATGTCCGGAAGTACGCGATTGTTTCCTGATGAGCGGCGAGGCCGATTACATGCTCCATGTCGAGGTGACTCGCGACGACAGTTTCGAGCGGATTCACCGCGAGACGCTGTCGCGCCTGCCCGGGGTGACGCGGCTGGCGTCGCATTTCGTCATTCGCGAGGTCATCCGTCGCCCGTGAGCGACCGGCTGACCCATAACGAGCCAGCGCATCCAATGCGCCGTTGCGGGCGTTCCTGTGCAATGCTAGGGCGCCGCCACCGTAAACAGGGGCTTCATACGGTCACCATGACCTTTCGTGCGAACGCGCGGCGATTGCCGTGAGCGCGGACACTCCTTCCATCGCAGTAACCGACGGGCTCGCCGATGACGCGCACGCCGGGCACGCGCATGCCCATGGCAATGACGGGCTGATCAAGCTCGCCGTCGGCGCGATCGGTATCGTGTTCGGCGATATCGGCACCAGCCCGCTCTACGCGTTTCGCGAGACGTTCGCCGGCCATCACAAGCTCAGCCTTGATCATGCCCACATCATGGGCGTCACCAGCCTGATGTTTTGGTCGATGATGGTGGTGGTGACGATCAAATACGTCGCGATCATCATGCGCGCCGACAATAAGGGCGAGGGCGGCAGCCTGGCACTGCTCGCGCTGATCTCCAGCAAGGCGCAGACCAAGAGATGGACCGCGGGGATCGTTCTGCTCGGCGTGTTCGCCACCTCCCTGTTCTACGGCGACTCGATGATCACCCCGGCGGTGTCGGTGCTATCGGCAGTCGAAGGCTTGGCCGTGGCGCAGCCGGGCATGGCGCATTTCGTCCTGCCGATCGCGATCGCGATCCTGATCTTCCTGTTCGCGATCCAGCAGAGCGGAACCGCCAAGGTCGGGCTGTTCTTCGGCCCGATCATGCTGTTCTATTTCGTGACGATCGCGCTGCTCGGCGCCTTCAGCGTCGCCAAGTCGCCCGAGGTGCTGTGGGCCTTCTCGCCGACTTATGCCGTTCAATTCTTCCTGCTCGACCCCGTCCGCGCGTTCCTCGCTTTGGGATCGGTAGTGCTGGCGGTGACCGGTGCCGAGGCGCTCTATGCCGATATGGGGCATTTCGGGCGCAAGCCGATCGGCATGTCGTGGCTGTGCTTCGTGCTCCCGGCCCTGATCCTCAATTATATGGGGCAGGCGGCGCTGCTGACGCGCGACGGGACGCAGGCGCTGGAAAGCCCGTTCTATTTGCTGGCGCCGGTCTGGTTGCAATTGCCGCTCGTCATCCTGGCCACGGCCGCCGCCGTGATCGCGTCGCAGGCGGTGATCTCGGGCGCCTTCTCGGTGACGCAGCAGGCAATCCAGCTCGGTTTCGTGCCCCGCCTGAGGATCGAGCATACTAGTGCGGCGACCGCCGGGCAGATCTACATCCCGCTGATCAACTGGATGCTGATGACGATGGTCATCATCCTGGTGTTGTTCTTCCGCACTTCGTCCAATCTGACCAGCGCTTATGGTATCGCCGTCACCGGCGCGATGACGATCGATACCTGCCTGTTGTCGGTCGTGCTGTTCCGGCTGTGGCATTGGCCGAAATGGGCGGCGATCCCGCTGCTCGGGCTCTTCTTCCTGGTCGACGGCGCGTATCTGACCGCCAACCTCACCAAGATTCCCGATGGCGGTTGGTTCCCGCTCTTGGTCGGGCTGATCGTCTTCACCATCCTGACGACCTGGGCCAAGGGGCGACATCTGATGATGGCGCGGCTGCGCGAGGCGGCGATGCCGATCAAGGTGTTCATATCGTCGGCCGCCACCTCTGCGACCCGCGTGCCCGGCACCGCGGTGTTCATGACCTCGACCGCCGACGGCGTGCCGCACGCGCTGCTCCACAATCTCAAGCACAATAAGGTGCTGCACGAGCGGATCATTCTGCTGACGGTCAAGATTGCCGACGTGCCGTTCGTGCGGCAGGCCGAGCGGGTGAAGCTCGAGCATCTCGGCCATGGCTTCCATCGTCTGGTGCTGCGCTATGGCTTCATGGAGGAGCCTGACGTGCCGGCTGCGCTGGCATTGGTCACCGGGTGTGGCGACAAGTTCAAGATGATGGACACCAGCTTCTTCCTCGCGCGGCAGACGTTATTGGCGTCGAGCAAGCCCGGCATGGCGATCTGGCGCGAAAAGCTGTTCGCCTGGATGCTGCGCAACGCCGAAAGCGCGATGGAATTCTTCCGCCTGCCGACCAACCGCGTGGTCGAGGTGGGAAGCCAGGTCGAGATCTGAGCGACACGGTGACCGCGCCGGCCCCCGCGCCGATCATCGTCACGGCGGTGATCGGGCGCGAGGATCAGGCGTGGCTCGACGCAGAGCGCCGCGCGCATTTTCCGCCCGATCGCAATCTGATCGCGGCGCATCTGACGATGTTCCATCATCTGCCGCCGTCGCTGGCGGACGAAGTGCGGCAGCGGCTCGGCGACCTAGCGGGGGAAGGGGCGCCGGGCGCACGGATCGCCGGACCGATCTCGCTCGGCCGCGGGGTTGCCTATCGCATCGAGTCATCCGACCTGGAGGATCGCCGCGCCTGGCTCGCTGACTTATGGGCTGGCGTGCTGATGCCGCAGGACCGCGCGCCGTGGCGCCCACACGTCACGATCCAGAACAAGGTCGAGCCGGAGGAGGCAAGGGCATTGCTGGATCGGCTCAAGCGTGACTTTCGTCCGCGGCCGCTCGCGATCGCCGGTTTCGCCAGCTGGTATTATCGCGGCGGCCCGTGGGAGACGCTCTCCCGTCACATGGTCGCTTGACCGCATCGGGAGCGCTACTTATAGGCCGCCGCTCGCGGCAACGCGGGCCTTTCGGGGCGGAGTAGCTCAGCTGGTTAGAGCACGGGAATCATAATCCTGGGGTCGGGGGTTCAAGTCCCTCCTCCGCTACCACCCCGACAGTCCGGGTGGAGATTCGCCGGGCTCCAGCGCCGGGGCCGTTTTCCCTCACATGACGATCCTGCACCGGTTCGCCGGTCGCGATGCGGAGCACGGTGGCGAGACTGCCCATGACCTCAACCCGCGCGCTGTTGGGTTCGGCGGGGTCGTCGTCGATCGCGATCGAGTCGATCAGGCCGCGGATCACCGGCAGGAACTTGGCGGCGCGCTCGCCCTTGACCACGGCGTCGCCGATCATCGCGATACGGCGGCGGTATTGCTCGACGATCTGCGGATGCAGGATGATCGGCGGCAGCGCCTGGTGCTCGGCCAGCTGCGCCTCGGCGATCGCCAGCGCCTCACGCCGGCGGGCGAGTTCGTCGCGCACCTCGGCCATGTCCATGCCGTCGGCCATCGCCGCGACCAGCCGGCCGATTGCCGCCCTGCCATCGTCGACCGCCTGTTCCGCGCCGCGCAGGCCCTGGGCCATCGCGTGGCGCTGATCGGCGCGCTTGTCGTGATAGCGCTTGACCACCTTCGCCACGACATCGGGCGCGAGCAGCTGGCGCTGCAGCCCGTCCATCACCCGATGCTCGAGGTCGGCGGTGGCAATGCGGCGCGGGTTGTCGCACGTGCCCGTCTCGCGGTGGTTGCGGCACGCCCAGCGGTCCTTGCTGACCACGGTGAAGCTGCCCCCGCACCGCGCGCAGCGGACCAGCCCCGACAGCATGTGTTTCGGACGGGTCTGGCGATGCCAGGGGATATGCGCGCGCGCGACGCGGTCGGCCTGGATCGCCTGCCAGTCGGCCTCGTCGATGATGCGCAGCTGCTCGGCGACTTCCTCGACGCGCTCGTCGACCTTGTTCGACCGGCTGAGCCGCTGGCGAGTGACCGGGTCCTTCACCATCCGCACGCGATTATAGACGATACGGCCGGCATAGGCCGGGTTGTGCAGGATGCCGTTGGCGCGATCGCGCGAGCCGCTGAGCGTCGAGCTCGACCATAATCCGCCACGCGGCCCGCGCACGCCGTCGCGGTTGAGGCGCTGGGCGATCGCCTTGGTGCTGTCGCCGGCCAGCCGCTCGGCGAAGATGCGGCGGATGATCGCGGCTTCGTCCTCGACGATCTTGCGGTGGCCGCGGTCGACGGTGCCGTCGGGCAGCAGACGGTTGTCGGTGGCATAGCCGTAGCACAGCCCGCCCGGCACGCGCCCGCGCGACACCGCGCCGCGCTGGCCGCGCCGGATCTTCGCCGCCAGTTCCTTGACGTACAGCGCGTTCATCGTGCCGAGCATGCCGATATGGAGCTCGCTGACCTCCGCCTCGCTGATGGTGTGGATCCGCACGTCGGCGAATTGCAGGCGTTGATAGATGGTGGCGATGTCGGCCTGGTTGCGCGACACGCGGTCGAGCGCCTCCGCCAGCACGATGTCGAACGCGCGCGCCTCGGCGGCGGCAAGCAGCGAATTCAGGCCGGGGCGGTGGTTGGTGGTGCCGGATATCGCCAGGTCCGAATAGACCTCGACCACGTCCCACCCCATGCGCAGCGCATGGTCACGGCAGACGCGAAGCTGGTCCTCGGCCGAGCGGGCGTTTTGCAGGTCCGTCGAAAAGCGGGCGTAGATCGCGACGCGCGGGCGGGTGTTGGTCATGGCGGGCGGCGGCTCCAGGGTATCGCGACTCGGCCGCGTGATCCTCGACGGCCATATCCTCGGCGATTGCTAGCGCGAGATCGAGGATCAGGTCAGGTAATATTGCGGAGACGGGGCGATGGAGGGTCACCAGTCGCCTCCGATGGTTTCGCCAGCCTCGCAACGGGCGATCTTGTCGCGTGCCTCGGCGTTGTCGCCGTAATCGGCGTCGCCGCAGCGCGTGCAGATATAGACTGGCACCGAGCAGCCGCAGCCCGACCCCAGCTTGCAGCCTGCATTTCGACCGCCCGCGTGTTGCATGTCACAACCAGCCTCCCGGCACGACGACGCGGCAATCTGGCGCTTGATGCGCGCGATCTCTGCCTCGGCCGCCTCAAGTTGGTTGGCAAGATGACTCACGCTGCGCGCTCGAATAGCCCGCCAGGACTTGCCTGACGGGGCGCACGGGGGGTCGGGACGGCGGCAGGGGTCGGGGTGACCTTGGTCGCGCGACCGCGCGCGTGGAGCGCTAGCGTGGTCGCGTGGCAGAATAGCAGATTGGGCGAACCGTCGGGGATGATCGGCTCGAAATGCCAGACGATCGCGGCGAGCGCGTCGGCGAGCTGGCGGGCGCGGGTGTTGCCCGGGCTGTCGTCGGCGCGGCGCTTGGCCTCGGTCGCGGTCGAGGCGAGGTCGGCGCGGATCGCGGACCAGTCGACCGCGTCGCCGTCGAACGGCTCGCCCGCGACGATGGCGGCCCAGGCGGTGGCGGTGGTGGCCATGCGCTGGGTGCGCGCGTCGCCCTCGGGATAATAGCCCGCCCGCTGGTCGCGCAGCATCGCGGCGACGGCGGCGAGGCCGCGCCAGTCGTTGGCGTAGAGGGGGCGGGCGGGGGTCACCGTAAGAGCCCGGCCGAAACCGCTACGACCGGAATGCGTCCGGTATAGTTGCAAATCGGGCATCCTGCGCGAGGCTGGCCATTGATGCGCAATGGATAAGCGCGACCCGCGCCGCATGGGCAAAACGCGCTGTCGTTGGCGTAGAGGGGGTGCGCCGCCATCAGGGGCGGATCCGGTGAACGGGCGCGATCGTCAGCGACACGTAGAGGCCGAGCCATTGCGCGGCGACGAACCAGCCGTCGGCGGCGTCCTTCCAGATGCCTTCCCCGGTCATCGCCTCACACCAGTTTCGGCCGGCCTGGACGCGCGGGATCAGGTGGCGGATCATTGGCCGCGTCCCTCGGCGCCCAGCCCGATCGCGTCGGCGACGATGTCGATCACGTCGACCGACATCACCAGGCAGGGCTTGCCCGCCCAGATCTGCTGCGCGAGGCCGGCAAGATATTCGCGCCGATCGGGCGATGCCTGCGCGAGACGGCGCAATGCCCCGGCGACGATATCCTCGACAGACTGGTCGGCGGCGTGATCGTCGGCCATCAGAACCACCCGGCATGGTGCAGGGCGCGGAGGCCCTGGGCGATGAACATCAGCGCCATCGCGGCGACGATGGTCAGGGTGACGCGGTCGACGATGACCTCGGCGAGCGAGGGATAGACCGGCTGGCGCAGGCGGCAGGGGCGGATCGGCGACGTCTTGACGCTCGCTTCCCGCATCAGCAGTTGCGGCGGGGCGACGTCGGCTGGGCGCTCGCGCGCCGGGAGGTCCGTGGTGCTCACTTCACCCTCGCCATCTGCCGTGCGCGTCGCGCGGCTTCGCGCGAGTGCTGGTGCGGCTCATCGGTGTTGCGATTGACGTCCGCAATCGACGTTTCGGCGTCGCGCGCGTGGATCGACTTCTTGCGCTGCAGATGGCGCTTGATGTTGTCGGCGCCGTAGATCTTGCCAGCGAAGCGCGGCCGACCAGCGGCGGTGAACATCTCAGCGAGTTGCCCCATCACGCCGCCTCCGCCATCGGGCGCAGCATCAGGTCGACGCAGCGTTGCGCCTTCCCGTCGACCTTGCGGACGGTGGCGCCATGGCCCTTGAGGTTGAGGAAGTGGCCGAACGCCATGCGGGTCGGGGTCTGATATTCCTCGACGCCGCGGGCGCGGGAGAAGGTCAGAAAATCGCGATAGAGATCCTCGGTCGGGGTCGGGCAGGCGCCGCCCTCGAGGGTCGCGGCGCGCTCGGCGAACCAGCGGCCCATCGGGTCGGCGGGCAGGCTGGCGTCGCTCAGCTGGTCGAGGTCGACGGTGCGCGCCACTCCCTTGCCGGTGACGAAGCGCCGGCCGTCGGGTTCAACCCGGTTGATCCGCACGCGGCGATCGCCGAGCAGCGCCTCGCTGCCGGCATAGGGGAATTCTGCAATAGCCTTGAGCATGTCGCCCTCCGTTCGTTCAACGGGAGCGGTGGATAATGAGAAATATCCAATGCGTCAAGCGAGGCGTTGGACATATCCTTGCGGCCCTTGCGGCGCGCCTCGTGCTATGATCGTCCGGGGAGGGCCTTGCGATGTGGATCATGGCGGCAGCCGCGGCGGCTGCGTTCAACCTGGTGTGCACCGGTACGATGACCGTCGCCGGCGGCGATCGCGACGGGGCGACGCCGTACCGCACGACCTATCGGATCGACCTCGCCAGCGGCAAATATTGCGAGGGCGATTGCCCGCTGCTGCGCGATATCGCCGAGGTGCAGCCATCGCGGATCACGCTCGACCAGCGCGGCAATCCGGCGCCTGGCGCGTCCGACTATGCGATCAACGTCATCGATCGCACCAGCGGCGAGCAGACCATCCTGACCTCGTCGGGGCGCCGTGGTGCGTTGCTCTACGTGAAGTCGACCGGGCGCTGCGAGTCGCAACCGTTCACCGGCTTCCCTGCGGCAGTGACGAAATTCTAGGTTAGAAGCTGACGAGTTCGCGCCACGGCACCCAGCGGTGGATCGACGCCACCTGGCGCGCGGCGATGCGGAAACGCAGCGGCGGGTTGTACTGCTCGAGCTCGATATAATCCGAGCCGCGGCGCACCAGTTCCTTGATCAGCACGCTGGCGATCCGGCCTTCGCCTTCCTCGTCGCGCGTCATCAGCTGGACGACGACGATGTCGCCGATCGACGGGCGCTGTTCGGGGTCGACATAGATCGGATCGCCATCCTCGAACTTGGGCTTGAGCGAGGTGCCGCGCACGGTCAGCGAATAGACCGTCTTGCGGTCCTTCAACGCCGGCGGGCGGCGGACCATGTCGATCACCTCGTCGAGATGAACGTCGATCTGTTCGGCGAACACCATGGTGCCGTCGGCGGTCACCTGGAAATCGGCGGCCTGGGCGGTGCCGAGCATGGGCACGTCGCGCGGATCGCCGATTGAGGTGAACGGGGTGCGCGGCGAATGTAGCGCCATCAGCGGCGCGCCATCGCGTTCCGATTCGAGCGCGTGGAAATCGGACAGCGACATGCCGACCACACCGAGCACGCGGCCCAATTTGTCATAGCTGGGCTTGGTGCCCTTGCGCCTGATGTCGGTGAAGAAGCTGACCGAGACGTGCGCGCGACGGGTCCATTCCGCCCAGCTGAGATCGGCCGGGCGAATCGAATCGAACACTTCCCAAAGCCGGGAAGGTTCGTTGTTTTGGTCGTCCCCCGCCATCGGCGTTGGGAATATCCCATGCGCCAGGATTGCGGCAGGTGGAGAATTTTCCACAATTGCCGCTTGCGTCATTGGAAATATCTCATTATCCAACGCTCCCCATGACCACCATCCTTCCCAGTTCCGACCCCAACAAGGCGCTGTTGCAGCAGATCGAGGACTTCCTTGCGCGCACGCCGAGCATGTCGGCGACTCGCTTCGGGCTCGACGCCAACAACGACGGCGCGCTGCTCACCAATCTCCGCGGCGGCCGATCGGTCAGCCTGACCCTGGGTCAGAAGCTGCTCGACTTCATCGCCGAGCAGGATGCGGCGAATAAAGGGCAGGGGGCGGACGTGTCAGGCGATAACGCCGCGCCGTCCATCACCCAGCCTTTGGGCCAGCAATCCGCAACAGCGGACGCTGGGGTGGGGGAAGCGGCATGAGCTACGCCCGCGACCTCTCGCTGTCGCACGACGAGATCGACCTCAAGATCGCGACTGACGACGCGGTCGACGCGGCGGGCGGGCAGGCCCGGCTCGAGCCGGTGCTCGAGGCCAAGCAGTCGCACATTTCCAACCTGTGCTCGCGCACGACTCGGGCGTTCGCCCGGATCGACCAGGTCGCCAAGATCGAGGATCGCGGCATCGGCCGCCCCGGCCATCCGCACATCACCCGCGCGCTGGCGCGGCGGCAGGGGTTCGTGCTGGTCCCGGCCGGCGATGCCGGTGACGAGGCGAGCCTGCCGATGCACCTGGGCTGCATCGCGAGCGAGGCCGGCGACGTGATCAAGCTGCTCGCCGCCCGCGTCGCTGACAGCAAGCCGATGAGCCCGCGCGAGATCGAGGACGCGCTGCGTGAGACCGACGAGCTGGCCGACGCCGTCGCCGGGCTGCGCGCATCGCTGACCGCGCGACGGCCTGCGCCCCCGGGCTGATCGCCGACGGGGCGAGCGGGCAAGATTTTCAATCTGACAAAGGGGTTACCGGGGTGAGTGGGGAACTGATCGCAGCAAGTGAGGTCGCCGCGCAGCGGGCGCTGGTCGTCGACCGCCGGCATCTGACCGTCGGCGATATCCGTGCCTGGGTAGCGGGTGCGCAGCCGGGCGCGCAGCTGGTCTATGCGATCGGCTTCTTTGCCAAGCAGGACGCGGCATCCGGGGTCGCCGAGGAACTGCTCGGGTGCGAGCATCTTGGCTTCGTCTATCTGGTCCAGAAGCGGGTCGAGCCGTTCAAGTTGCTCTACATCGCGCAACGATCGTCGCGGCCCTTGTCGGCGCCGGTGAAGAAGCCCGGCACGATCCATCGCCGCACCCTGACGGCGGGGTCGGGGCTGTGAGCGTGCTGCTCGCCCTGATCGTCCTGCTGATCGTGGTGGCGACCGCTCCGGTGCTGGCGCGGACCGCCCGCGCCGTCTCGGCCTGGTGGTCGGGGCGCAGCGAGGGGTCGTGGTGATGGCGCACCTTCTCTCGATGGGGATGCCCGTCAATCGGGTGCCCACGGTCGACCTGACCATTGGCGATGGGTTCCGTCGCGTGATGCTGATCCCGTGGCGTGCCTGCAATAATCCGACCGTGACGATCGACGATCGCTCCGAGTCGGGCGCGTGGGATCGCGCGCTGCGCGACACGCCGCAAGTCGACCGCAACCTGGGCCGCGGCAAGTGAGCCGGGCGCGGGGCTTTGCCGCCGACATGGCGATGATCGCGCTGGCGCTGCTGGTGCTGGCGATCATCGTGGTCTTCGTCGCGCCGATCACGCTCTGGCGGATCGTGCGGGGGTTGCGGGTATGAGCACCTTGCCGATCCCGCCCGCGATCGTCGTCGCCCGGTTGCTGGCAGAGCATGGCGATCGCATGACCGCACGGCGGCGCAAATCCATCCTGCTGGCCAATTGCGGTCAGGCCGTGATGGCGCGTGCGGCCCATCGCCTTCCTGCGGATGGAGGCGCTCGATGAGCGCGGCCGATCAGCGCAAGGTGGTAGAGGCGCTGCGCCTGGCGCTGCCCGAGGGAATGGACCGCTGGACGCCGTCCTTGGTCGCGCGTCAGGCTGGCCTGTCGATCCTCGAGGCCAACATCGCGATCCGATCGCTGCGCAACACCGGCAAGATCAAGTTCGGCGCGCTCGAATTGAGTGCGTCGATGATGGCGGACAATCAGGAATACCAAGCGAAAGCGGGTGATGATGCCGGGGTGGAGCGCGCGAGCGAAGCCCCGGTGGAGTCCGTGAGTAGGGGTGCTGGCGCCCGGGCACCAGCTGCAACGTCTGAGCTTATGGACGCGACGGCGGGAGAGACCGCACCCGATCACCAATCCACGACCGAGCCATGTGCCCACCCCCCTGGCGAGCAAGGCGAGGTCGCGGCGGCCGGGGATGCTGGTCCTCTCCCCAGCGTCCCCGGCCACTCCCGCCCCAATCTGATCGCGGACGACGCGTCGCTCGGCCGGGCGCTGCTCGCCGAGATCGAGCTTTACCTGGCGCGCACGCGGATGGGGGCGTCGTTGCTCGGCGACCTCGCGCTGACGCATCCCGGCTATGTCAACCTGCTGCGCCGGCGCGGCACCGCCCGGGACAGGACCGCCGGGCCGATCCGGGCGTTCATGGAGCGCTGGCCCAACGGCGCGACCCGCGACCAGGTGCGCGCGTGGAACCACGATGTCGCCCGCGGCATAGCCGACGCGATCCAGATGGCGTCGGTAGCGGCGGCGCCGGGCGTGCGGTTTGTCGAGGCGATCGAGCCGGCAGCGGGCGACTCGCTGGCTGACGTCGTTAAAGCCGAGGCGATGGGCGAACGGCGCCGACCGGTGCGCAAGCTGTCGGCGACGGTGCACGACCCGCTGTCGGCCAGCGTCGTCGGCCTGCAGGCGGCCTTGCTCGCCGAGCCCGAGGACGCGTTCCTGTTCCTGCGCCGGCAATGGCCGCAGCTGCTGCGCGGCGTGATTGCGCGCGCGCATGACGACGAAACCACCCCCGCGACGATGCTCGCCCGCGTGATCGAGGCCGGGCTGATGGCGATCGTCGCCGAGCAGCGGGAGCAGGCGGCGTGAAGGGACTGTGGGACAGGCTTGCGGTCTCAAAGCCTATCAACACGACCGCAGGGATCGTGACGTCACAGTCGCGCGGCCAGCAGCCCGTTGGGCCTCGGCCTGCGGTCGACCATTGGTCATCCGATGCTGCGCCGATGACGAAGCCATTGGCGCGCGGTCAGGTCGATCTTTCCGGGCTAACGATCGGTCGATTCACCGTCATCGGCTATCTCGGAAAGTTCGGCGGGGAGGGTAAGTGGCTGGTTCGCTGCGCTTGCAGTTCCTACGAACGCCGCAGCGCGAGAGCGATTCGAAACCCGAGCAACGGCGACGATGCCTGTCGCGCCTGCCGCCACACCGCCCATCTGAAGCGAACGAATAGCGGCATTACGCGGGCATCACCTGCGCCGTCGGTGCGGCCATGACCGACGGCGGCTGTGCCTCATCGTCGCGCGAGCTTGATCGCTGCGACCTGGACGATGCCTTTGCGGCGGGGGAGGCGGCGCAGCGGGTTCGGCATGCCGATTATCTCGACGCCTTTGCCGCTCGCCTGATCGCCGGCCCGCGCAAGCGGGAGTCGTGGGAAGCACCGATCAGCCCGCACCAGCACGATCCCGCGTTCGCTCGCGACGCCGGGACGCTGATCACCGGCCTGGCGCAGTCGATCCGCGCGGGCATCGCCGATTCCGATGGAGACCAGAATGACCGATGACACGCTCGCGCCCGAGGACAATCCCGACACGGTCGAAATCGAGCAGCCGGGCGACGACGCCCCGGCGCCCGAGCCCTCGCCCGAGGTGAACGACGCGGCCGACAAGCCCAAGGCCAAGGGCCGGGCCAAGAAGGACCTGCCCGACTCGCCCGGCAACGACGGAAAGCCGCGCGTCATCGCCTTCGTCGCCAAGCAGCTGAAGGCGGCGCTGGCCGGGATCGGCGAGGTGGTCGAGCGGCGCAACACCATTCCGATCCTGTCGAACGTCATGATCTCTGCCGAGCATGGCAAGGCGACGCTGATCGCGACCGATCTCGACATGGAATGCGTGCGGATCCTCGACGTCGAGCAGGCGGCGGACGCGCTGCCTTTTCGCACCACGGTGGCCGAACGGCTGTTGTCGGACATCGTCAAGAAGATCGACGGCGACGCGACGATCACGCTGACGCTCGAGCCCGGCAAGGTCGTCGCGACCGCGGGCCGGGCGCGCTTCACGCTGCCGACGCTGCCGGTCGAGGATTTCCCGGTGATGACCGACGCCGCGTTCGACCATGTGTTCGAGCTGGCGGCGTTCGACCTGGCCGCGATGATCGACGGCGTGCGCTTCGCCATGTGCACCGAGGAAACACGCTATTATCTCAACGGCATCTATCTCCACGCGACCGAGAGCAGGGGTGTCGTTACCGGGTCTTCTGGCGTCGACGGTGAGGGCGTGGTGATGGTGCTGCGCGCGGTGGCGACCGACGGGCACCGGCTGGCGCGCTATGACCTGCCCCAGCCCGACGGCGCCGGTGCGTTGAATGGGGTGATCGTCCCGCGCAAGGCGATCGGCGTGCTCGACAAGGTGCTCGATGGTTTCGAGGGGCCGGTCGAGGTGGCGATCAACGCCGGCAAGGCGCGGTTCGACCTGGGCGACATGGTGCTGACCACCAAGCTGGTCGACGGCACCTTCCCCGATTACACGCGCGTGATCCCCAGCGGCAATGACAAGGTGCTGCTGGTCGACCCGAAGACGCTGGCCGCGGCGGCGGGGCGAGTGATGGTGATGGCGGACGGCAAGACGCGCGCGGTCAAGGTGGCGCTCGACCGCGACATGGTGACGCTGTCGTGCCAGTCGGCGGAGTTGGGCGATGCGCGCGAGGAAGCCCCGGGCGATTACGATTCCGAGGCGCTGACGATCGGGTTCAACGGGACGTTCCTGACCGAATTGCTGGGCCGCATCCAGGGCGACACGATGCGGGTCGAGCTGGCCGACCCGGCCGCACCGACGCTGTTCCGCGACGCCAATGACGACGCGCGCGGGCTGTACGTGCTTATGCCGATGCGGGTTTGACCGTGAAGGCGCTGTCTCTTTGGCAACCCTGGGCATCGGCGGTCGCGATCGGTCTCAAGTCGATCGAGACGCGCCATTGGTGGACCGGCGTGCGCGGGCCGATCGCGATCCATGCGGCCAAACGCTGGACCGGCGAGGAACGTGAGTTCGCGGCCGACTTCGCGGGCCGGTTTGACGAGCGCCTGCGCAACCCGCCGCTGGGCGCGATCATCGCCACGGCGACGCTGACCGCCTGCAGCAAGAGCGAGCAGCTGATCGGGAAGATCAGCGCGACCGAGGAAGCGTTCGGCAATTATGGCCCGCGTCGCTTCGGCTTCGTGCTGACCGACGTGGTCGCGCTCGCCGAGCCGATCCCGTTTCGCGGGATGCAGGGTTTTTTTGACGTGCCCGATGAGTTGTTCGGCCTCGCGCCCGAGCCTGCGCTGCAGCGGGCTCTGTTCGCATGAACCGGGCCGAGCGCAAGCTGACCCTCTATCGCGACGATAGCACCTCGCAGGTCGTCTATGATCGCGTGAAGACATGGTTCTGGACGGCGGGCAACACCGTGCTCGTTATCAGCCGCTACGATGCCGAGACAGGCGGCGAGCACCATTACATTCATTGGCCGCGCGAGCGCTTTTGCTGGTTCCGCGACGAACCGGTTCGGGTGCCCGAGTGACCGTCCGCATCATCATCGGCGATGCGCTGGCCGAGTTGCGCAAGCTGCCCGGCGACAGTGTCGACCAGTGCGTCACCTCGCCGCCTTATTGGGGGCTGCGCGACTATGACGTCGCGGGGCAGCTCGGGCTCGAGCCGACGCTGGGCGAGCATCTCGACGCGATGGTCGAATTGTTCGAGGAAGTGCGCCGCGTGCTCAAGCCGCACGGGTCGCTGTGGCTCAATTACGGCGATTGCTATGCGACCGCGCCGAACGGGCGCAGCGCGGCGGCGACCAAGGCCGAGGGCGTCGACGACCGCACGTTCCGCGACAAGCCGTTCTCGACGGTCGGGCCGGTCTATGGCGCGATGCCGGGCAAACCGAACGAAGCGGCCAACGGCACCAAGCGGCGCGGCGGCGGCAATGCGCCTGCAGGTGCGGTCTATATCGGCGGCTATGAGAAGACCGAGCGATCGGGCAGCGGGCAGAATCGCGGTAATCTCGCCGGTTCGCATGGTGGCCGCATCGTCGCCGGCGGTTTCCTGAAACCCAAAGACCTGTGCATGATCCCGAACCGGCTGGCGATCGCGCTGCAGGATGCCGGCTGGTGGGTGCGCAGCGAGATCGTGTGGGGCAAGCCCAACGCGATGCCCGATTCGTCGGGGGCGTATCGACCCAGCGTCGCGCATGAAAAGATATTCCTGCTGACCAAGTCGAACGACGCCGATATCTGGCGCGCGCGCGACACCGGCGAGCTGAGCTTCGATCCGGATCTGTCGCAACGCTGCGCGCTGGTGACCAAGCCCGACCAGGACGGCGCGCGCTGGTCGCGGATCGGGAGTTATTACGATGCCGGGGCGGTGGCGATGCGCCGCGCGACCCCGGCCGACGGCAAGGCGCCAGATAGCTGGGACACCGGCGCGGGCGGGCATGGCAGCTTCCATCGGCAGGGCCGTCAGAAGGGTGCCAAGATCGACAAGTACCCGACGACCGACGGGGCCGGGCGTCGCTATTCCGGTTTCAATGCGCGATGGGATCAGGCCGAGGAACGCGGCGCTGTCCAGCCCGGCCGCCTTCTCCGCAGCTACGAGCCCGATTTGTCGGCGATCGTCCCGCCCGAAGTGTGGGACATCGCGACCGCCAGCTTTTCGGGCGCGCATTTCGCGACCTTTCCGCCGGCGCTGGTCGCGCCGTGCATCCTGGCGGGCTGTCCCAAGGGCGGCGTCGTGCTCGACCCGTTCGGCGGCGCGGGCACGACCGGGCTGGTCGCCGACCGGCTCGGCCGCGACGCGATCCTGATCGAGCTCAATCCCGACTATGCCGAGATCGCGCGCGAGCGCCTGGCGGCCGGCTTCGTCCGCGTCGAGACGACGCTGCCCCCGCGCCACCACGCGGCCGGGCCGCTGTTCGGTGACCCCGAGATCGAGGCAGCGGCATGAAGCGGACGCGGTTCACGGCGCACGATTGCCCGGTGCCGGGCTGTCCCAACACGCGGCAGCATTGGGAGGCGGTGTGCAAGCCATGCTGGCGCCGCCTGCCGGAATATCTGCGCGCGCCGATCGAGGCGGCGCGGCGGGCCAAGGCGCCGCACAAGGTGGGCGCGGCGGCGGTCGCCGCGATCGCCTGGCTGACCCGCGCCCCGGCGGCGATCGCCGCGCGGCGGCTGGGCGAGGGTGATTCTCAGATGGAGGTTGGCACATGAAACTCGGTCCTATCCCGGCATGGCTAGGCATCACGGTGTCGGCACCCCTGGCTGTCGTCGCCATCCCGGTTGTTGCCGGCGGGTTCGCGCTTGCTGGGCTCGCGTGGCTAAAGCGCCGCGCGATCGGCCCGACCAAGCAATGGTCGCGTTGGTTGGCCTGGTATCCGGTCAATGTCGGCGACCACTTCGACCCCGATTGGCGGTGGATGGAGATCGTCGAGCGCAGGTCGTTCGCGATCATGTCGGACACGTCATACCGCACGCCCCCGACCTGACGCCGCCCGCGCACTACTAATCGGCCGCTGGGGCAGCGGTCATTTTTTCCGGTATTTCGGGGGTGGGTTCCTTTGTCGTTGACGCCGCAATTCCTGGACGAGCTACGCGCGCGCACCTCGCTGTCGGCGCTGGTCGGCGCGACGGTCAAGCTGACCAAGGCCGGGCGCGAGCACAAGGGGTGCTGCCCGTTCCACAGCGAAAAGACCGCGTCGTTCTACGTCAACGACGACAAGGGTTTCTACCATTGCTTCGGCTGTTCGGCGCATGGCGACGCGATCCGCTGGATGACCGAACAGCAGGGGCTGGGCTTCATCGACGCGGTGCGCGAGCTGGCCGAGCGCGCCGGGCTCGAGGTGCCGGCGCCGTCGCCCGACTATGCCCGGCGCGAGGCGGCGATCGAGGATGCGCGGGGCGTGATCGAGCGCGCGGCCGACTGGTATGCCGAGCGGCTGGTGGGCGAGCCGCGCGCGCGCGCGATATTGGCCGAGCGGGGAGTCGGCGATGCGGCGATCGCGCGGTTCGGGCTGGGGCTGGCGCCGGGATCGTCCTCGGTCAGCGGGTGCGGGGCGGAGCCGCGCGCGCTGGAAGCGGCGGGGCTGCTGATCGACACCCTCAACGGTTGGCGCGACCGGTTCCGCCAGCGCATCATGATCCCGATCCACGACGCCAGGGGGCGCGTGATCGGCTTTGGCGGGCGGGCGATCTCGGCGAACGCGGACGCCAAGTACATCAACAGCGCCGAGGGCCCGCATTTCGACAAGGGGCGGACGCTGTTCAACCTGCACCGCGCGGCGCCGGCATCGCGCGACAAGCGGCGGCTGGTGATCGTCGAGGGCTATTTCGACGCGATCGCGCTCGACGGCGCCGGCGTGGCCGAGGTGATCGCGCCGATGGGCACCGCGCTGACCCCCGAGCAACTCGAGCGCGCGTGGCGCGTGCACCATTGCCCGATCCTGCTGTTCGACGGCGACGCCGCCGGCAGGCGGGCCGCGGTGAAGGCATGCGAGCGCGCGATGCCGATGCTGGGGCCGGGCGCCAGCCTGGCGATCGCGCTGCTGCCCGACGGGATGGATCCCGACGATCTGGCGCGGGCGCCAGAGTCGGAAGGTGGGGGCCGCGACGGCGTCGAGCGCGTGCTGGCCGAGGCGGTGCCGCTGTCGGCGTTCCTGTTCGATGCATTGGTGGGGGAGGCGGCTTGACCCCGATCCGCTATCTCGACGTCTGCTCGGGCTATTCGGCGATCACGCTGGCGTGGGAGGGCCTGCCGTTCAAATGCGTCGGCTATTCGGAGATCGAGCCGTTCCCGCGCGCGATCCTCGAGCAGCGGCACCATGCCGTCGCGGTCGATTGGGATCACCGCTTCGCGCCCGGCAGCAACGTCACCCCGCTGTTCGGCGACTTCACCCAAATCGAGGATCATCATGTCGGGCCAGTTGACCTTCTTGCCGGCGGCACCCCCTGCCAGGCCTTCTCCGTCGCCGGAAAGCGGCTCGGACTGGACGACCCGCGCGGCAACCTCACACTCGAATTCCTGGCGCTGGCTCGACGCGTTCGCGCCGGCTGGCTGGCGTGGGAGAATGTCCCCGGATTCCTGTCGCATGACGGAGGAAGGACGATGGGAACCTTCCTCGGGTTCCTGGGCGAGCTCGGGTATGGGTTCGCGTGGCGAGTGCTGGACGCTCAATATATCCGTGTGGACCGGTTAGCGCGGGCCGTGCCCCAGCGACGCAAGCGTCTGTTCGTTGTCGCACATCTTGGAGACCAGGCCGGTCCCGCGGCGGTATTATTTGAGCGCGAAAGCCTGCGCGGGGATCCTGCGCCGCGCCGCGAAACGGGGGAAGGAACTGCCCCAACTCTTAGCGCGCGCACTCGCGGCGGTGGTGGGCTCGGCACCGATTTCGACTGCGATGGAGGACTGATCGCCGACACGGTTGCGACGATCGACGCCAGCTATGGTCGGCTGCAAGGGTGCAGCGGGCAGGACGCCAATCACGGGCATAGTCATCTCGTCGCATTTGGCGGCAACGATACGCGCGGGCCTATTGACGTCGCGACCGCCAGGAGCGCGCATGGCGGACCGCATGGCAGACTCGACTTCGACAGCGAGACGTTCATCACCCAGCAGGTCGCGGCGACGCTGACCAAGGGGGGTGAGCGCAAGGCAGGCGCGGGCTATTCGGGCCGTCGCGACGAAGACGACAAGAATCTGGTCGCGCATGCGTTCGACGCGCGGCAATCCGACGTGTGCCAATATGGCGATCGGTCGCCCCCGCTCGACACCGATGGCTATACGATCGGCGTCGCCCATGCGCTGCGCGCCGAGGGCTTCGACGCGAGCGAGGACGGGAAGGGGCGCGGCACCCCGATTATCCCGATCGACATGCGGCAGGCCGGTCGCGGCGAAAAGATGACCAACAACCGCCGCGCCGGGTCGTCGGGAGGAGCACCAGGGATGGGCGTTGGAGAGGACGGCGATCCTTCCCCGAGCCTTTCGACGTCGCACCCGCCGGCGGTCGCCTTCAGCGTCAGCCAGAATAGCAACGGGTTCGCCTGGGAAGGTGATGTCGCGCCGACCTTGCAGGGAAGGACGCAAAGCGCGGCCGACAACCAGTTCGACGGCATCCGCCAGGGTTGGCAGGTCCGGCGCCTGACGCCGACCGAATGCGAGCGGCTGATGGGCGTGCCCGATGGCTTCACCGCGATCACCTATCGCGGCAAGCCGGCCGCTGACGGCCCGCGCTACAAGGCGCTGGGCAACAGCCAGGCGGTCAATTGCATGCGCTGGATCGGACGCGGCCTCGCCGACGTCATCGCCGCGCAGCGCGCCGCCGAGCCCGCCGCGTGACCCCCCGCACCCCCGAGGCGAAGGCCGCGCTTTGGAAGCGTCTGGCGGCGCTGGCCGGCGCGATCGGCGACGAGGAAACACGCGCGCAATACCGCGCCGAGTGGCGCGCGCGCTATGACGCCACCTTCCCCCCGCCACCCCCGGGATTGAGCGATGACGACATGCTTCCGGATGGAAGCGTGGGGCCTGCTCTGTCCGAACAGGGGGCGGGGGCGCAGGCGACGCTCAGGCGCGTCCACGCGGCGTGGCTGCGGCGCGAGCGCGAGCGGCCGACCGTCACCGACAAGCAGGCCAATGGCTTCGCCTTCGCGCTCGGGCGCAGGATGCGGGGCGGGCTGATCGACTTTTTCGACGGCGAGGAAGCGTTCGCCGACTTCGATCCCGACGATTACGACATGGCGGCGATGCAGGCGTCGTTCTGGGCGGGCGTGCGCAAGGGGTACGACCTGACCGGCGACCTGGTGACGATGCGTTGCGCGGCGATGGCGCGCACCGACATGGGCAATGCCGAGCGGTTCCGCGAGCGGTTCGGGCGCGATTTCCTCTATACGACGGCCAAGGGCTGGCTCGGCTATGACGGGCGCCGCTATCGCGTGCTGGTGCAGGAAAAGGACGCGACGCCGGCCGAGGTGCTGGGCGCGGTATTCTCGACCATCCGGTCGATCCAGGACGAATCGAAGTTCGTTTCGGCAAGCGGGTTTTCGACGGCTGGGCTCGGCCTGGGCGGCGAGGCGTTCATCCGCTTCCTCGCCACGCACGATATCCGCCCGGTCGACGTCGATGTCGATGGCGCGCTGGATCGCGGGGTGTCGACCAGCACCAAGGTTGAGCCGCTGTCGAAGAAGTTGGCGGGCTGGGGCATCTCGTCGGAAAGCTCTGGGCATATCGGCTGCATTGCCAATCTGGTGCGGCGCTGGGTGACGGTCGACATCAACGATTTCGACACCGACCCGATGCTGCTCAATTGCCATAACGGCACGCTGCGCTTCCTGCCGCCCGACGACGACGGCCCGGCGCGGGTCGAGCTGGTCGCGCACGATCGCGACCATATGCTGACCAAGCTGACCGCGTGCGCCTATGATCCCGAGGCCGATGCCGACGAATGGCAAAAGCTGCTGGTGTGGGCGCAGCCGAAAAAGGAGCGGCGCCGCTATCTGCGCCAGTGGCTCGGCTATTGCCTGACCGGCGATGTCGGCGAGCAGATCTTCCATATCTGGTGGGGGCCGACCGCGGCGAACGGCAAGTCGACGGTGGGCAATGCCGCGCGCGACGCGGCCGGCGACTATGGCGAGATCACCAATGTCGAGACGTTCCTCGACGAAGGGATCAAGAAGCGCGGCGACCAGGCCACGCCCGACATCGTGCGCCTGCCCGGCGTGCGCTTCCTGACCAGCGGCGAGCCGGGGCCGGGATCGAAGTTCAACGAGCCGCTGATCAATTCGGTGACGGGCGGCGACCCGATGCTGGCGCGCGACAATTTCCGGTCGTTCTTTCGCTTCGTGCCGGTCTTCAAATGGACGATCTGGTGCAACAAGAAACCCGATATCGTCCAGGGGACCGAGGGCATCTGGCGGCGCGCCAAGGTGTTGTTGTGGGAATCACACCTCGAGCCGCATGAGAAGGACCGCACGCTGCCCGCGCGGCTGGCGAAGGAACATGCCGGCATCCTGGCATGGATGGTGCGCGGGGCGATCGACTGGATGCAGCACGGCTTCGTCGAGCCGGAGGACGTGACGGTGCAGTCGCTGGCCTATCGCGACGACAGCGACCCGCTGGCGAGTTTCCTGCGCTTGTGCACGGCCGAGGATGAGGGCGCGCGGACGCAATCGTCGGTGCTGTACAAGGTGTATTGCGGCTGGTGCAAAGCGGCTGGCGAAAACCCTTGGTCCAACAAGGGGTTGACGCGGGCGATGAAGGATCGCGGGTTCGACAACAAGGCGTCGAACGGCATCCAGTGGCTCGGCTTCCGGCTGACCAAGCACGAATGGGATTTCATCGACGAGAAGGGCGAGGTGCGCGCCGACATCGATCTGTCGATCGAGCGCAACGGGCCTCCGGGCGCCAGCGATGGGGGTGCGCGCGCGCCGCCTGGCGCCGAGCCGTGGCCGCCCGATGACGACACGGTCCCACTCTGATTGATCCTTCCATCTGGAAGGTTGGCGGAAGCTTCTTGGAAGGGGGAAAGCGCGGATTTCTGCGGGTTTGGAAGGGTTGGAAGGGTTCGCCGGATCAAAGCGCGCACACAGGCAGGCGCGGGCATGCGCACACAGACATTCACAACCCTTCCAATCCTTCCATCCCTTCCACGATAGACAAGAATATTGTTGGTTATAAGTGCTTTAGGTTGGCTCTTTCGAGCGGAAGGATAGCGGTATGACGGTTCCACCAATGGAAGGGAGCGACGATCGGCTGGTGCGGGCTGGTGATCTTGCGCGCGGGCCGATCGTGACGCGGGCGATGCGGGCGCTGCCTGGGCCTGGGGCTCGGCCATGGGAGGCGACGGGGTCGATCGAGGTCGAGGCGCTGTGCGTGTGGGCCTATCGCGACCAGCGGGTGGATCGGCTGGGCAATGCCGGCCTCTATGCGATCGAGGCGGAGGCGGATGGGCGGGTGTGGTATGGTCGCTCGACCGATGGCTGCGCTGCCATTGCCGACATCGCGCACATGGGATGCCGGGTGCAGTCCTCGGGCGTGTCGATCCGCGACAACGTCCATGCCGCGGCCGACATGGTGGCGACGGCGCTGGGCGGGATCGATGGCGGGCATCTGGTGGCGTTCCATGCTCGGCATGCTGGGCGGCCCGATGGCTGGGCGCTGCCCGATCGCCGCTATCGTCCGGTCATGTGGTCGGTGCCGGGGGTCGAGGCGCAATGGGAGCATACCGACAGCGGTCACCGCTATTGCCCGATCATCTCGGTCGGCGCGGTCGACGACGTGGGGCGCTGCCGCTTGGCCTATGCGCGGTGGTGGGACGCGCTCGACCAGCTGACCTGGGCGCTGTCGCTGCGCGCGATGGGCTTCGCCGTGCTGCGCCCGACCGCACCGCGCGAGCCATGGGCCGAGGCGGCCTGATGCCCGCGCCGCGTCATCGGGAGGGCGACCTGTACGCGTCGCCGCGCCAGCCGCGCCGCCAGCCACCCCCCCTTCGGGTCCTCCCACGCCTCCCAAGACCAATGCGGTACGGCAGCGCGAAGCGCGCGCGTTGTGGTAATCGGCTGATTATTCGTGGTTTTGTTTTGCTTTATGGACTGATTTGGGCGGTTGGCGGGGCAGGAAACGCGGGAGGGCTGGGTCGTGGGTGAGGCGGTGATCGTCAGCCTCGAGGAATTCGCCGGGCTTTGCGATATCTCGCCAGAAACGATGCGGGTGCATCTGCGCTCGGTCGAGGACGAGCCCGACTGGCTGATCGCAAAGGGTGATCGCGGGCGGGCGTATCAGATTGAAGCCGTCGCCGGCGTCGCGTGGTGGAAGGCGCGGCGCGAGGCCGAGGATAATGCCAGCGCAGAGCGCCGCGCGCAGCTGTCGCAATTGCGGTTCGACATGCTGGGCGGTGCCGTCACCGACCAGGCGCAGCTGTCGATGTCGGGCCGCGCGCGCAAGGAAGAATTCGAGGCGGGGTTCAAGGAACTGGAATTCCGCAAGGCGATGGGCGAGCTGGTCGAAAAGGCCCCGCTGATGCACGAACTGACCGGCGCCGCGGTCGAATTGCGGCGCCGGCTGATGCTGTGCCCCGGCGAATTCGCGATCGTCGCGGGGTTCGATGCCGACCAGGTCAAGCCGCTCGAGGGCATCATCGCCCGCGCGATCGACGCGTTCGTCGTGTCGCTGGCGCCGATCGGCATCGAAGCAACGGGAGGGGAGGGATGATGGAACTGGTGATCGGCCGTCGCAGCCGTGAGGTAGAGATGCGCGAGCTGCTCGGACTGCGCGAAGAGGATAATTTCATCGCCGAGGGTGACGATCTCAAGTGGTTGATCGCCCAGCTGGTGGCATGGCCGCGCCGCGTCGACGAGCAAAAGACGACCAACATTCGTCTGCTGATGTCGAGCGCAGCGCTGTCTCTGCTCGACCTGGACCGTCAGGCGACCGGGCTTCGCCTAAATGCGTCGCACCTAGAGGCACGCCTGGGCGCGGTCAGCATGCTGATCGGTGATGGCTTCGTCGACAGCATGCATGATGCGCTGGACCGGGTCGGCGCGCCGCGAAAATCTGACGATGGCGCCATCATCTACGGGATCGTCCAGCGCATCGACTCCCTAGCGAAGCCAGCCGCCTGATGCTCGACGTCGCCACCCCTCTCCCTCCATCGTTCGCCTCGGCGCGGGCGGTGGTGGCGGATGGGCTGGCGGATCTGCGCTTTCCGCCCAAGGTGGCGATCTCGGCCGCCAACCGCGGGCGGCTGCTCGACAATCCGGGCGCCTATTCCGGCCCCTGGGGCGAGTCGCCGCACGACATGCGGTTCACCGAGCGCGCGATGGACGCGCTGCGCGCCGACAGCCCCTATGCCGAGGTGGTCGTGTGCGGCCCGTCGCAAACCGCCAAGTCGGAAGTCGGCAACGCCTGGATTTACCACACGATCCTGCACGACCCGGCGTCGCTGCTGTTCGTCATGCCCGACAAGGAGGCGGTCAAGAAATACGTCACGACCGAGCTGACGCGGATGCTCGACAACAACACCGATCTGCGCGCGCGCCAGCTGGCCGGCGCCTCGGCCGACAATATCAACCTCAAGCAGTTTCGCGGCTGCGACATCTTCATGCTGCACCCGGTCGGCACGACCTTCCGTGCCCAGCCATTTTCGCGCGGACGCCTCGACGATTACGACGAATTCGACATGGATATCAGCGACCAGGGCACCGCCCTCAAGCTGCTCTATGGCCGCATGGGGTCGTTCGAAATGTACGGCGGCACCAAGATCTACGTCAATTCGACCCCCAAGCTGGGCGACAAGGCGGGCATCGCCGCGCTGCTGCCGGGCGGAACCAATGAGCGCTGGTGGGTCGATTGCCTCGAATGCGGCACGCCGTTCGAGCTCGACACCGAAAACGTGCTCAAGTTCGACAATACCGGCACTGCCGAGGAAGCGGCCGAGTCGGCGATGGTGGTTTGCCCCGACTGCGGCGGCACGCACCAGCAGCGGGACAAGCGCGCGCTGATGGCGACTGGCCGCTGGGTCGGACGCGGCGAGCAGGCTGTGAACACGAAGGCGGACGGCCGGGGGCTCGGCAAGACCGGCGAGTTGCTGGTGCTCACCCGCCTGTCGCAGCGCTGGGACGGCCTGATGGGCATGCGGTCGTGGGGCAGGATGGCGCACCAGTGGCGCGAGGCGGAGATCGAATTCGCCGACAAGCAGGACGAAAAGGACCTCAAGACCTTCTGGCAGACGGTGATCGGCAAGAATTACACCGCGCGCGGATCCGGCGAGCCGGCGGTGACCGAGGAAACACTGGTCCGGCGCGCGCGGACGTCGGGGCATCGCCTGCGCACCGTGCCCAGCGCCGCGGCGTGCCTGGTCGCCGCGGTCGACCAGCAGGCCAAGGGGTTCGAGGTCGCGGTGTGGGCGTTCGGGCCCGGCTTCCGCGCCTGGCTGGTCGACCGCTACGACGTGATCGTGATCGAGCGCGACGGGCGAAACGAGAAGCTCAAGCCGTTCAAGCGCGCCGAGGACTGGGCGGTGCTGCACAAGGAGGTGCTGTCGCGCAGCTATCCGATGGCGGACGGTCGCGCCGGCACGATGAAGATATTCAACACCGCGGTCGACACCGGCGGGCTCGAGAATGCGACCGACAACGCCTTCCAATGGTGGCATGCGATGGTGACCGGCGACGTCGGCTCTGGCCGCGCGAAGGTGCCGGCGACCGCGATCACGCTGATCAAGGGCGGCAACAAACCCGACAAGGCGCTGCTGCCGACCCCGACGATCGACGCCCGGCGCCAGATCAAGGGCGCGCCCCAGGCCGAGCTCTACATACCGAACGTCAACCGGATCAAATCGATCGCCGACACCCGGCTCAAGATCGACGATGGCGGCGCCGGCGCGATCCACTTCCCGTGCGACACGACCAAACGCGGCGACCTGCTCGCTGCGCCGTGGATCGCCGAAATGCGCTGCGAGACCAAGGAAGGCGAGCAATGGGTGCGCGACCCGCACCGCGCCAACGAGACATGGGATCTCTACGTTTATGCCTATGCCGTGATCCTGCGGCTGGGCGGCGGCGATTCGTCGATGGCCTGGGTGCCCGAATGGGCGCGCCCGCCCCGCGGTGCCCCGCGCAAGCTGCCGGCCCCCGAGCGCGCGCCGGCCGAGGACCGCGACGACGAACCGGCTCGCGAACCGCCCCGCGACATGCCCGCGCCGTCGCCGGCCGCTGCCCAGGCGATGCGGCGCCCGGCCGCGAAGCGCGGCGTGCGGGTGCATCGGACGCGGTGATGGAAAGCAACTCAACAGAGCAGAGGAATGGATGATGACGCGGGATGAAGAGCTGATCGAGCGGTTGCTGGCATTTGCTGGTCGGCTTGATGTCGTACCAGACGATACACCTGATATCGCTTATCTGTGCGTCGAGATGACGCACGGTGAAGGCCGCAACGTCAGAGATTCGATCAACGCCTTGGTCGACCGTCTCGCCGCTCTGGCAGCCTCGCCCGTAGTGGGGGATAAGGGGCAGCGGGAGCAGGTCGCGCGGATTATTGATCCCGGCGCATGGGCTAATGGATCAACAGCCGATCACGCGCGGGCTTTCGGCAGCGTCAGAGCCGCTGTCAGCCGGCGAAATAGCTCGCGCGCCGTCGCCCTCGCCAAAGCCGACGCCATCCTTAGCTCCACCCCCGTTAGAGCGGAGAGTATGACGCGCCGAATGATGGCGGCGCAGGCTTCCGAGGCAGCCGAGCGCGGCGAGCCGTACAACGAACGCGATGGCGGCTGATGCTGATCCGCCCGACCCGGCCACAAGCCCAAAACGGGCATGATCTCAGTTGCTAAGCGTAACGACTTTGCGCGATCGGTCGGGACTCCTCGGTCGATGGCGTGTACACCCTTCGGCTTGCGTTTGATGGGGGCGGCGCTGCCCGTGCCGCTCGCGGCGCAAAGGGGGAAGTGTCGTGCGTCACGCGCCTGGGGATCATCCGAAGTATCTAGACAATCATTCCGTGGCTGATCGCCGCGCAGCGGAGTGGTTATATTTCCGCGCCGCGATCGAGACGTTCGTCACGGCAGGGATCGCGCTGCTCGATGCGATGCAGGGCGAGCCGGACGATGAAACCGACGGCACCGAAAGCGAGGACGACGAGGGCGAATACTGGATTCCCGGGGCTATGTTACTGGCGGGCGCATTGGAGGACGACGAGGCGGGGTAATATACTCGGCTCGCTTATTGCTTGACGATCACGCGAATAGCTGTCGCGCGACTTTGTAACTGTGCCCAGCTTGACGGGGGAGTCGATGATTTGACAAGGGAGGAACCGTCGAAAAGTTGCGAGCATGTGGAACCCGCCCGGGAAACCGGCGCTGGTTTTTTCGTGGCCGCATGTTCAACGTCCGAACGGGAGGAAGCCATGAAGCTGTAGCGCGATTGATCATCCCCTTTCCCGACTTTGGGGCCGGCCCGGCAAGGCTGGCCCCTTTTCATTTTCACCGAGGTCCCTCCCGATGGCGGCAACGCAGGACGAAATCGACGCGCAGCGCTCGCTGGTCGCCGCATATCGCGCCTCGATCGAGGCCGCGCTGGGCAACCAGTCGTACAAGATGCCCGATGGCCGCGAGCTGATCCGCGCGCCGCTCAAGGATTTGCAGGCCGGCTATCGCCAGGCACAGAACGACCTCAATGCGATGACCGGATCGAGCCGCGGCCGGGTGCGGCGCGGCATCGCGGTGTTCCGCTGATGGACGTGAAGCTCAATTTGATCGACCGCGCGATCGGCTTCGTCTCGCCGGCGGCGGGCGTGCGGCGCCTGGCCGAACGCAGCGCGATGTCGGCGGCGAGCGCGATGACCAGCGAGATTCGCGTCGGCGGGCTGCAGGCGCCATCGATCTACGATGCCGGACGGCGCGGCGGGATCAAGGGCGTCAAGCGCCGGCCGCGCTCGGCCAATGTCGATTATATCGGCGGCCAGACCACGCTGATCGGCCAGTCGCGCTATGCCGCGGCCAACATGCCGCTGGCGACGGCGGCGATCGAGCGTCCGGTCGAGTTCATCATCGGCACCGGCCTGATGGCGATTCCCGATGTCGACGCCGACGAGGTCGGGCTGACGCCCGAAGCGCTGGCGAAGATCACCAAGCGGATGCGGATCGATTACGACGAATATATGGCGTCGAAGGATCCCGACGCCGAGCAATCGTCGACCGGCTATGGCCAGCAGGAAATCATCCTGCGCGGCGAACTGACCTCGGGCGACATGCTGGTCGTCCGCGTGATGCCCGAGCAGCGCGGACGCCGCCACGCGACCGCGTGGAAATTGTTCGAGGCAGACTGGATCATGTCGCCGGTCGGTCACACCGAGGGCCAGAAACTGGCCAGCGGCCCCTGGGCGGGCCGGGTGTGCATCGCCGGCGTGGTGCAGGACGATTATGGCGCGCCGCTGGCGTTCGGCGTGCTCAAGCGCGATCCGGGCGCGTTCAACGTCCGCACGTCGGACGACGTGATGTTCATCGACGCCTGGGGCGAAAAGTCCGGCCTGCCGACCGCCTTCCTGGTCGCCAAGAAGAAGCGCGCCAACCAGACGCGCGGCGTGCCGTTCCTGGCGCCGGTGCTCGACATCGTCCAGAAGGTGTCGACGCTGACCCGCGCCGAGGCGTTCGCCGCGGTGCTGTCGGCGATGCTGGTGTTTACGCACAAGTCGCCCGGTGCGCAGGCGATGCCCGAGCCGGTCTATGCCGCAGAGGGCGACGACGGCGACCGCATCGTCACCGGCGGGATGGCCGGCGAGGGAGAGGGCGGGGTTGCGCCCGAATACCAGCTCGAGGAAGGGTCGATCCTCGACCTCGACCTCGACCACGAAGTCGAGGCCAAGACGCCTGGCCGCCCCAATCCGGCGTTCGATCCGTTCTTCATGGGGCTGGCGCGGCAGATCGGCGCGGCGACCGGCATCCCGGTCGAGGTGCTGCTGCTGCACTTCCTGTCGAGCTACACCGCCAGCCGCGCGGCGTTCGAAAGCCTGTATCAGATCCTGGTCAAGCCGCGGCGCGAGTGGCTGATCGGCCAAAGCGAGCAGCTGCGCTATGCGTCATGGCTGTACGAACAGGTCGCGCGGGGCCGCTACAAGCTGCCCGGCTATTTGACCGACGAGAACAAGCGCGCGGCGTGGAGCCGGGTGCGGTTCCGCGGCGACGGCAAGCTGTCGATGGACCCGGCGCGCGAAGCCAAGGCGCTCGAGATCCACGAAGCGCATGCCTGGACGACCGGCCAGCAGATCACGGCCGACCTCAATGGCGGCGATTACGACGCGAACGTCACGGTACGGATCGGCGAGCATCAGCGCTTCGTCGACGGCGGCCTGCCGATCCCCAATGTGGTCGGCGGCGGCAACGGCGTGCCCGAGGCGACCGACACGACCGACAACATCGCCGGCAGCGGCTCGGCCGACACCGGCGGCACCGGCAAGGAAGGGAATTGACGATGGGACGGAGGGGCTTTTCGCGCGCTGCGATCACGTCGCGCCTGTTCAACACCCCGCTCGCCGCGACGGCCGAAACCGGCATGATCGTGCTCGGCGCAGTCGGGCGGAAGTTGGACGTGTCGCAGCTGTTCGTCGGTGGCGAAGGCCAGCGCGTAACGTTGACCGATCTTGCCGCATTGTCGGCGGATCGTGCTACCGAATTGAAGTCGCGTACCGGCATCGACCAGCGTGCCCCGCTTTACGCCGCGTCCGACATCATGCCGGTGATTGAGGGCGTCGCCTTCATCGAAATTCGTGGCGAGCTGGTTGCGGAGAATGACGGCGCGATCAGCCCGCAATCGGGCTTCACCGGCTATGACGGCATCACCGCCAAGGTGAAGGCGGCGGACGCTGACGCTGGCGTCAAGGGGATCATCCTCGATATCGACTCGCCGGGCGGCGAGGTGGCCGGGCTTTACGATTGCTGCGATGCGTTGATGGCGCGCCGTGGGACTAAGCCGATGCGCGCGGTTATCCGTGGGTGCGGCGCGAGCGCGGCCTGTGCAGTCAGCATCTGTGCCGACCAGGGCGACGTGACGATCACCGACCTGGGCTATGGCTGCTCGATCGGCACGATCATGATGCACGTCGATTATTCGAAGGCGCTGGCCGCGGACGGCATCGATGTCACGCTGATCATGTCGGGATCGCACAAGGCGGACGGCAACCCGTTTGAGCCGCTCCCCGACGACGTGCGGGCCCGCCTGCAGGCGCTATGCGACCAGGCTAATAATCGCTTCATCGCCCATGTCGTCGCGGCGCGCGGGTTGGATGAAGAAGCGGTGCGCGGACAGCAGGCGCAGGTTTTTCGCGGGCAGGAAGTGGTCGACGCCGGCATCGCCGACAAGGTGATGTCGTGGGCGGACTCGATCGCCGAGTTCACCGCACAAGTGAATGCCCCGGCACCAGGAAACACTGGCCCGGGGACTGGCGGAATTGCAGGCCGATCCGCCCGGCCCGCGCCCGGTGCGCGATCCAGCATGGAGACGACAATGGACACCCTCGACACCGCACCGGCGGGCATCACGCCGGAAGATCACACCAAGGCGCTGGCCGCCACGGAAACCGCGGCCATTACGGCAGAACGGGCCCGCATCACCGGCCTGCAGGCGATCGCCGGCGACGGCAACAAGCCTGAGCTCGAAAAGGCGATCGCCGATGGCACCGAGCCCGGCGCGTTCGCGATCGCGCTGCGCAAGGGCGAGGAAGCCAAGGCGGCCGAAGCATTGGCCGGCGCCCAGGCCGATGCCGCCAAGCCCGAACTGCTGCCCGCCAAGGGCGCCGAGAAGGCGCCCGGTGCCAAGGCCAATCGCGGCGCGGAATACGTCGCCAAGAAGACGGCCAAGTAACCCGGCGCCCCGGCGTCACCCAATGACGGGGCCCAGCCCCAAAATCGGAGAACGGACATGGCTTACGATCGAGCCGCATACACTCAGGGCGCGACCTTCGCGCCCAAGCAGATCCTCGCTGATGGCGATTACACGACCCGCAAGGTCACGATCCTGACGGGCGCCTCGCTCGTCGCCGGGTCGCTGATCGGTGCGGTGCTCGCCGCGGCCTCGGCCACGGTGACGCCGGGTGCGGCGGTCAGCGGGTCGGGCGGCACCGTCGGCAACGGCGCAGTCGGCACATGGACCAGCGATGCAGGCGCGATGGCAGGCACCTGGCAGCTGCGCTTCACCCTGGCGGCAACCAATGCCGGCAAATATGAGGTCGTCCGGCCCGATGGCACGGTCGACGGCATCGGCACGGTCGGCGTCGCTTACAACGGCCAGATCAACGGCACGCTGGCAGATGGCTCGGCCGACTGGGTCGCGGACGATTACGTCCCGATCGTCGTCAGCTACGCGTCGGGGCTCAAGTACAAGCTGTCCGCCTCGGCATCGACCGATGGCAGCCAGACTCCCGACTTCATCCTGGCGCAGGATGCGGACGCCAGCAGCGGCGACGTCGAGGCGATCGTGTATGAGACCGGCCAGTTCAACTGGTCGGGCCTGACCGCCGGCGCCGGCATCACGCTGGCGGCGATCCGCGAGGGGCTGCGCCTCAAGGGCATCCTGATCGACGACTAGGACGACCACCACCAACCTTTGGGCTGATCGCCCTGGCCAAGGCCGTCCCGATTGGGGCGGCCTTCGCTTTTTCGGAGAAAGACAATGGCAGACGACTATGGCACGTTTCAGCCCGATGAGCTGATGCCGATGATCCCGGATCTGTTCGTTCCGGGTTCCTTCCTGTCGCGGACGATGTTCCCCGGCGAATTCCTGTTCGACACCCAGGAAGTCTATTTCGATCGCGTGCTGACCGACCGTCGCCGCGCGCCGCTGGTCTCGCCCTATTCGCCGGGCAAGGTCATCCAGCCGCGCGGCTTCCGCAAGGAGTCGATCGTTCCGGCCAACTACAAGCCGAAGAACGAAATCACCGGCAAGGAAGTGCTGTCGCGCCTCCCCGGCGAGCGCATCGGCGGCGAGATGTCGGCGACCGATCGCGCTGCCGCGATCCGCGAGAAATACCTGCTGATGCACCAGATGCGGTTGACCCGCAGCAAGGAATGGCAGGCCGCGCAATTGCTCCAGACCGGATCGATGGTGCTGGTTTCGCCCGACTATCCGTCGACCTCTGTCGATTACCATCGCGACGCCGCGCTGACCGACGCGCTGTCGGGCGGCGCGCGTTGGGGGCAGACCGGTGTTTCGCCGTACGACTATGTCGAGGAACGGCTCAACCTGGTTGGCGAAAAGAGCGGCGCGCCCGGCAACCTGGTGATAATGGATCGCCTCGCCTGGAACTTCTACATCGCCGACCCGAAGGCGCAGAAGGCGCTCGACCGCACCCTGGGTCAGACCACGGCGCTGACGCTCGGCTTCACCCCGACGACCCCGGGCGCCCCGGCGTTCAAGGGCCGCGACGGCGACGTCGAGTTCTATGTGTACAACGATACGCAGGAAGCCGACGACGGCACGCCCGAAAAGCTGCTGCCCGATTATTCGCTCGGCGTCGTCGCCATGGGCGGAGTCGAGGGCGCCATGCTCTACGGTTTGCCGCAGCACGCCTCGAACAACTATGAAAAGGCGCGCGATTTCCCGCACAACTGGATCGAGGAAGGCACCGGCGCCGAGTTCGTCGAGACGATTTCGGCGTTCGTTGCCTGCCCTGGCCGCATCGACGCGACCTCTTTCTCGACCGTCAACTAAGTGTGATGCCGGGCGGCGCAGCTGCGTCGCCCGGTCGTCGCAATGGAGATTCCCATGCAACCGATCCTGATCAACCGCTTCCAGATCACGGGGCGCTTTCCCGACAAGGCTGGCGAAGAACCGAAGCCGCAGATCATTCCTGCCGGCACGCATATCACCGACGCTCTGGTCAAGAAGTTCGGTCTCCACAAGGATGACCAGCTCAAGACGCTGATCGACCGCGGCCACATCGTCGAGCGTAACGCGTTCGTCGTTTCCGAGGGTGATGGCCCCAGCGCAGCCGAGCTCGCCGCGGCGGAGAAGCGCGCGACCGAGGCCGAGGGCAAGCTGGCCGACGAGACCAAGCGCGCGACCGACGCCGAGGGCAAGCTGGCCGACGAGACCAAGCGCGCGACCGACGCCGAGGGCAAGGTCGAGGCGCTGACGACCGAAGTCGCCGAGGCGCGAAAGCTGCTCACGCCCGAGCAGATCAAGACGCTCGACGCCGCGATCAAGCCCAAGGCCTGACCCATGCCGGTCGAGAGCGCGGCCGATCGCGCGTCCTTCTTGTCGGCGGACGAATTCGCCACCCCCGCGCGCTACACGGCGCCGGGCGGTGGCGCCGCGATCGGCCCGTTCACGATCGTCTATGATCGTGGCCAGGCCAAGCAGCGCTTCGTCGCGCAGGATCTGCGCGCGACGACGGCCGAGCGCACCGCCTGGCTGCGCCGCGACGACGTCGCGCTGGTCGAGCGTGACGGAACGCTCGAGGTGGGCGTGCTGTCGTTCGGGGAATTGGTCGTGACCGAGACACTTCGCATCGACGGCCTGCCGGTGCTCGACGAGACGGGCTTTTTCTGGCTCGCCGAGCTGGTGCTGGGGGGCTGATCCGGTGCCGCGCAAATCCGCTCCCGGCATGATTGGACGGGCGGGGTCGAACCCGTCCTTCATGAACTTCCACAATCAGGGCGTGCAGCGCGCCAAATATTCGGGCCCGCGCGGGTCCGGCTTCACCGTCGAATTCCTCGGCGTGAAAAGCATGTACGCCTTTGCCGCGGGGATCGAGGACGGCGCGATTGTCGTCGCCAATGCCTCGATCGAGTCGGTGGTGCTGACCGTCGACACGCTCAAGCAGAAATTGCGCACCTATTTCGACGGGGTGTTTTCGCGGTCGACGCCGACCCGCAACGATCATCGCCGGGCCAGCAACGCGCTGATCCAGTCGGTGCTCTACAACGATGCGGAAAAAGGCCAGTTCACCGGGCTGATCTATTCGAAGCTGGGCCGCGGCATGGGACCGCAGAGTTTCGTCGACTATCTGCTCGCCCACCTCAACGGCGCGACGCTTCGCCCGCAAGGCGAATGGCTGCGCATCGCCGAGGACGACCGCTCGCAATTCCTGCAGGCACGCGGCGGTTACGTGCCGACCGGCTATGACAAGGCGACCAAGACCAGCGTCTATTGGCGCCCCGACAAGAACGACCCGAACAAGCTCTATCTGCTGCGCAAGGACGAACGGTCGGGCCACACCGAGTTGCTCGACGTGCTGCTCAAGAGCGTGACCATCCCGCCCAGCCTGTCGGGGCTGCAGCCGCTGCTCGATGAGAGTGAGGCGATCTTCGACCGCAACCTCGACCAGGTGTGGGCCCGCATGGCGTCCGAGGCGGGAGTCAACTGATGGCTTCCGTCCGTCGCCAGAATTTCGACGCGATCGCGGCCAAGCTGGAGGCGGTGCGCATCGCGCTCGGCTGGCAAACCGTCGTGCGCAATCCGCGCAAGCCGATCGGCGAAGACCAGATGAACGCGATCGTCCTCGACGAAGGCGGCGAACCCGATCCGGACGATCTGACCGGGGGCGTCGAGATCAACCTCGCCGACTTCGCGGTCGGGATGGTGGTGATGGAGACCGGGGCCGATTCGGCGGAGGATTTGCTCGACCTGGGCTTCGTCGCGATCTGCGACGCGCTGCAGGATCCGAACGATATCCAGCTTGGCGGGCTGGCGATCGGCGTGCTGCGCGGCGGCCTGTCCAAACCCTTTGTCGGCACCTCGGCCGGCGGCGCGCGCATCGTTGGCGTGCAGACGATCAATTTCACGGTCCAATACATGGCGCGAGAGGGTGATGCCTCGACGCCAGGGCCCTAGCGGAGACCAATCATGACCATCGAGCATCAGCGCACCGCGCATGTCGCGCGGAGCGGCGACACGCATGTCATCGATCCGACCAGGGATCATGCCGAGGCGGTCAATGTCGATCGCGCCGCGCCCGAGCCCGAGGCCAAGCCGTCGCGGCGCCGTGCCATCGCGGCCGGGCCCGGCGGCGTGCTGAGCGACCCCCTTACCGGCGACGGCAGCGGAACCGCTGCCGACCCGATCACCCCCGAAGCGGAGTAACCGACGATGAGCGATTTCCTGACGCGCAACCGGCTCGTGCTGGCCAAGACCGAGGTCACGTCGGGCACCGATCCGGTGCCGGTGCCGGCGACCGATGCGGTCCTGGTCGAGGAGCCCAAGGCCAATCCCAATTTCGAGCTCGAGCAGACCGACGAAGTGTCGGGGTCGCTCGATTCGACCCAGTCGATCGTCGGTGGCGGCTATATGGAGCGCACGCATCGCTTCTACGCCAAGGGCAGCGGTACGCCGGGCACCGCGCCCGAATTCACGCCCTATCTGCAGGCGGCGGCGCTGGGCCTGACCACCTTGGCGGCCGACAGCACCGGCACCGCGCGCGCCGGCACGGCCGACACGATGCAGCTGGCATCGGGCGGCCCGGCGACCGACCTGACCGGCTTCGTGGTCGAGACGACCGGCGGCACCGGGCCCGACCAGACCCGCGTGATCACCGCCTACAACACCACCACCAAGACGGTGACGGTCTATCCCGACTTCACGGTCACGCCCGACGCCACGACCACCTATTCGGTCCATGCCGGCAATCTGTTCGTGCCCTCGTCGACCGCGCTCAAGACGATCACCGATTATCTCTACAAGAAGAATGCCGGCAGCGGGAATGCGATCCTGCACCGCATCACCGGCGCCGCGGCCAATCTGTCGTTCGCGATGCAAACTCGCCAGACCGGCAAGTTCACCGCCACGCTGCGCGGGGTCATGCACGCGCCGGAAGGCGTCGCCAACCCGACCGGCGCGGTGTTCGACAGCGTGCGCCCGCGCCCGCTGCGCGATGCCGATGCCTGGCTTGACGGCGTGCGGGTGTGCTTCCGCAACTTCACGCTCGATCTCGGCAACCAGATCGTCCAGGGCGACTGCCCCGGCGCCGAATTCGGCTACGACCCGGCGCGCGTCACGATGCGCAAGCTCGCCGGGCGGATCAACCCGCAGCTGCTGCTGCTGAGCGACCGCGACGCCTTCACCGACCTGGTCGCCGGCACGGTCAAGCCGCTGTGGCTCAACTGGGGCGAGGTCGACGGCAACCGCGTGTCGATCTTCCTGCCCGGCATCGCCTATACCGGCCAGGAAGACGAGGATCTCGACGGGATCAGTGCCGACGGCCTGCCGTTCGAGGCCACGGGCATCGACTCCGCCCTCTACCTGCTGTTCTGGTGACATCATGCCGGTACGGGTAAGCGACCTGCATGAGTGCGTGATCGGCGACGCCGCCTATTGGTTCCGCACGCCGACCGAATATGACACGCCGATGCTGCGCCACGCGCTGACCAAGCGCGGGGTGCGGCGTCCGCTGCAGGCGGAGCTGCGCATGGCCGCCACGGCCGGGATCAAGGCGCTGGGCGAGGTTGCCGGCGACCTGGGCGAGGCCAAGCGGCAAGAGGGGGTGATGGAGGATTGGTATCGGCTGCTCAAGCCGATCGTCGAGGACGATATCGACGAACCCGATTTCGAGCTGCGCGCGGCCGAGCTGGCGCGGTTGCACCAGCAACAGGCGGAGGAATGCGCCGAGATCGCGGCCGAAGTGTCGGCGATCGAGGCGATGCTCGCGCGCCACTGGCCGCCTTATGCCGAACTGCTCGCCGACCGCGCGCTGTTCGACGATCTGTCGCAGATCGAGATCGTCCGGCAATTGCTGGTGCGTCGGGTCGATAAGGTGCCCAATCCCGATCCCGACACCGATGGCATGATCGAGCGGGCAACCGA